CCAACACCCACTTCCTACCACCCTTGATGCAGGTGATAGTCCATTGGTCGGTATAGGCTGCGGGTGCTTTGCACCCCAGCCCGAAGCCACCAGTATACTCATTGCTGGTGGATTTGTATTCACCAGACGAGCCATAGCTTGCCATTAGCTTACCGAACTCGTCGATGTTCAAACCCAGACCTTCGTCTTTGATGATGAAGGTCGGCCCCGAAGCACTAGGGAATGTCACCTGAATGGGTGACTTGTTCCCGCTTGCCTTGTGGGATTCGTTGGCATTGACGGACAGCTCACGGATTACCGCCTTGATGGGGTCGGCATACAGCCCCGACAAGATGCCCATGATGTGGGCACGATTGGCGAGATTGACCGTGAACTGAGCCCGCTTGCCAAGAGTCTTAACCACGGGGTTGAATCTTGACTGCGTTGTGATCATTCACTTTATCCTTTCTTGTTAGGGTTACATTCCAGACATCGTCATCTTCGGAAGCGTCCGCTCTTGCTCTATCCAAATTGTCATAGAGTGCGGGGGACGAAAGCACATTGTCCTTGTCGAACAATGCGTAGCCATCCCACTTACGAATAGACTCGTGTACCTTTACTCCCTTACTCATCCGAGTGTCGGGATTAAGCTGGATAAGAACTTGGGGAAGGACTTCTCCACCTTGCACTCGCTCACCAAGGATTCTGCATCGTGGATACCACGAGCCTTCAATTCCCCGATCAGCTTGGTCACGGAGATGTCAGACCTCGAGCCTTGGCTGGCCGTGATCTGCCACTTGAGACCTTGGAAGTGTGTCACTCCCTGCTTCTCGAGTGCCGTCTTGAACACGGGCATGATGCTCTCTCGGAGCTTGTCCGCATTCAACTTGGTCTGGTTGTACTCGCCGAACAAGTCCACTTGTTCTGCTGTGTATATTAGTTTGCTCATATGTTCCTCCTTTTATTGGTTGGTGTACCCCACCTAACGGCGGGGAAATCTGTTAGCCCATAGCTTCTTCAGCTCGACGAGACGCCACTTCACTAATGGCCTCCTCCGCGGCGAGTTTGATATCTTCGGGGATAACCCCGTCGAAGTCGCACACCATAAGGTTATTGATCTCGACATCTTGGGTCACATACGACTCGTAGTGCTCGTGGTATCCGACTGGCCCGATGTCCTCCTTCTCAAGAGTGACGACGACATCAGCGGTTACACAATACTCTTGGCCGTTATGTTTGAACTCTGTCTCTACATCGGTCTCCCAAGTCATATTTCAAACTCCATTTGCTGGGCTACTGGTTCAATCTGATAGCCATATGCCCAGTTGCCAGACGCTAGGTCGAACACGCAACCACTCTTCTCGGCCACGGGTATGGACTCCACGGGGTCTCCATACTTGCCGCCGTCGGGGCACTTGTCGATGTTCACTACCTTGGTCTGCTTCCAGCCATCAGTTCCGAACGAACCCCGCCACCAGACGAGGTCACCTTTTTGGATTGTCATTGGTTTGAGTGTCATTTCGCCTCCCCAAACTCGACAACCCCGCAACGGTTCCCGTTGAGGTCGACGAGTTTCTCGGGGACGAACCCAGAGGCCATCGAGTCGGATACTTCACCGAGGATTCTGGATATCTCGGCGAACATTCCGTTCTCCTCAAAGGCTTGGTTGCCCGTCTGAATTTCGATCTTGAACTTGTGTTTCATTGTTATCCTCCTTTTGGTATTCGATCAGCACGGAGTATAGAATCTCCTGCCAGTCGTTGATTGCCTTGTCCATCTTGGATTTTGGATGCTTCACCGCTTGCCCTTCTTCTTGGGCACAGTCACGATGCGTTGTTCAATTCCAGCGTCGATAAAGTCGGTTGTCCCGACCTTATTCCCGTTGCTGTCTTTGAGATACACGCAGACAAACTCTTTACGCATCTCATCGACGAGACCTTGGAATATCTTAGCCAATTCTGGCCAAGGTGTGGGCTGGAAAGCATCGCCTCCCACCTTCACCTCGACTTTGAATACTGCTTCGCTCATAGGTCAACTCCTCCTTTCTTTAATAGCCATACCGCGGCAAAACCCAGCAGGATGCAGGGTAATACCCATTGGCCGATCTTCCAGAACACGAGTGCCAGGAATACCGCATTCTCAATGGTCATTTACGCCTACCTACTTGGATGTTGGAGTTGCGATTCTCGAACCGAGTCCGATGATATCGCTTCTCCATGATTGCTTCGATGATGGGTTCGCTGGCTCGGTGGAATCGTTTGGACTTACGCCCAACATCTCCACTCCCTCGGATGCATCGCACATCCACGAGGTCTCGCCTGCCCGTTATCTTGTCCCACTCTTGGGGGCGTTCGATTGGATTCAATATGATGTCGTCTTGCATATACCTCCCATTTCCTCATAGGTCTCGCCTGCCAGAGCCAAGAAGTCATCCGACTCCTTTCTTGTTAGCTTGCAAGCCAGACCCAGAGCTTGTTGAGTAGCATCTGACTCGTCCTTGGCGTGGATACACACGGCCATACGGCCGAATGGATTCTCCCATGCCCAGACGAATACTCTGTATTCTTTTTGCATATAGGCTTTCTATACCGCCCGCCCGCCTGCGAAAAGAACATTCCGCAGGACAGACTGCTGGCCTTTGCGATTGGTTATCTTCTTGTGGCGTTCAAAATCCTCGGGGTTCTTGAACACTTGCAGAATCCCACCCGTCTTGTGGTGGAAGTAAAGTGCTCCCCGATAGCGTGGGACTTCCACACTACGGGGAACACTTACTTTCCTCCCTACTGGATAAGGCGGGGTTCGGGTTACGACCCCGGCGTCCACACGGGGAAGAGCTTGTCCAGCTCTGCCTGCGAGGGCATCTCGTATCGGATTTTGACTCCGAAGTCGGATGCTTTCGCATTCACCATCCGCAGGTCGGCGTTGTATTCACGCTGAGCCTGCTCGATGGCGAACTTGGGGTTGCGGTTGGCAGAACCTACATAGTCAACTCGGTTGAGCTTGGCTGAGTATGTTCCATTGGAATTGCATATGATGGTATGCTCTTTCATTGGTTACCTCTTTCTGTTTGGGTTTACCTTGTCTTACCTTCACCTAGCGATGAAGGGTGTAGAGTCCTCGGTTAAGGACTGTTCACCGTTCGCCTATCAAGGCGGATTATGTAGACATCGTCTCGGTCTTCGCTCCATCCTTTCTCTTTCAAGAAGGATTCGGCTCGCTCGAGATTCTCGAATCTCCCCGCGATGTATCCGTTGCGAATCACGAACCATTTATTTTTACGCATTGCATTCTCCTTTCATTTGGTTATATACTGCTTGTGCCCAAGAAGTTGGATATTGATTGGAAGGCCATAGAAGGTTTATACACTATGGGAATGAAACCCGATGCAATAGCCCACACATATAACCTTAACATTCAATCACTTCGAACAAGGATTAAAAGGGGTCAATGGAAGGTTCAAAAGGATGCACTACGGGCTCAAAAAGAGGTCATAGTGACCCAAGATAGGGCTCAACTGGTTGCCAATGCTGGCACCGCCTATCAACAGAGGCTGATAAAGCATGTCGAAGCTGGGATGGGCGTCCTCGATGACAATCTCCCCACCACCCGCCCCGAAGTCTCCCAACACTTCGATGCGTTGGGTAAAGTGGATAAGATTGCGAGTCGGGCGTATGGATTAGAATCCACGGTGAACGGTGGACACTCCACAACCCTCAATCTTAACCTTTTGCGGGTGGATGGTCAACTTGACCCCATTCACCTAAAACCTTGCACCGCAGAGACTTCCACCGAAAAGCCACAAGTGATTGATATTCAGTCAGTTGCTACTTGACTTGATACATTACCTATTGTGCGACATTTGGGTTAGCTCTTCTTTTCTATGTAAAGTCGGCCATCCTCCATCCAGAGGATATCGCCGTTCTCCAAAGTTTTTCCCCGCCGTATGATGACGGACTTCGGGCGGTAGGTGTAGGGTTTGCGAACCCGATACATACCGCACTGCCGTATGCCGTCCATCGTGTTGCGTTTCATTCCAGTTGAATAGAACATACTACCTGCTTTCTCCGCCTGTTAGCGGTGGCGAGGCAGGTGATGAGCCTGCCCCGCTGACCGATAACCCTTGGTAGGATTAGCTATTGAGTTCGATAGCGGGTGCCTGATTGGCCTTAATGATGGCCAGCACCTGATCGAGCTTGTCTTCAGGCAAGGATGCAAGGGCTTCCAGCATCTTGCTCTGATCGTTCTTCTTCTCCACCTTTTCCCTGGGGATTTTCGGAACGGAGAAGCGGATAACGCCCGACTTGAGCGAACCATCCGCCTTGCTTGTAGTCTCCACAATCTTCTCCAATACCAATCCGCTAGCGCGGAACTTCTCCAGCCCTGCAACTGCCTTTACATTCTCGGCGTTGCAATGGCGAGAGAACTCGGCACGATGCTCGGGTGAACCATAGACCAAGCCGTAGTGTTCAGAGTAACCTCTGAAATCCAATACCTTCTCGGTATTGGCGGTTGATGTTTTGTATTCACGGACGGACACCGCCCGATTGTTCTGTATGTTGATTAGTTTCATTTTCTATTCTCCTTATTATGGGGTTGATTCTGCCCACCCTATCGGGCGAACAGATGACAACCCCCCACGAGTTAAGGCCTTCCCCGTTAGGGGTAAGAATCCTGCTCGCAAGGGGTTGTGGAGACTACCGAATCTTTGGAAGATATTATGCTGGCCAAGCACCAAAGACTCTATTTGAATCGCATCCCGTTGGATGATCTTACTTGCCCACGCACCCTAGGTGACTTATGCACACGGACGCTCCTACTCTCGACGAGGGAAAAGCCTAGGCCATCGCAAATGATGAGCGATGCCCTGCCCGCTTGATCGTGGGGCAATTTGGCCGTGGTAGCGGTTGCCCGCTTGATTAGGCTCAAATCCTGAAGGCGTGAGAGCGAATTCTTGCAAGATGGGAGGGAGCACCCTTGTAGCATCTACTGAACCCTTGCGGGTAGCATCGGTGGCCGTTTGCTTTAGAGAGCGAGTTGCCTCGCCCATCCTATTCACCCATCGGAGGGAATCGCCTTGAAGGCACATTTCACCTAGTCACCTAGGTCATTCCTACTTCAAGCAGTCCAACCTCACGCTGATTTTCCAAAGAACTGAAAGATTGTGGGCAATAAGTTGAGGGAGATTCTTTGCCTAGTGTGCCTGGGTAAGTTGTTGATTATTAAGGACTTACAAGGATAGTTAAGTGTAAGCCGTTGAAGGTCAAGGGGTTAGAGGGACTCCCTATCTCCACACCCCCGCTGGCGACCAGGAAGCTATGATATATGGATGTGAAAAATTTAATTTATTTTTATCCCCTTTGGGCTAAAAACCCACCCTATTACACCCAAAACCGTAAAAACAAGCCCCAGGGTGGATTATCTTGATCCACCCTAATATAATCAACCCACCCCCTAAGTCGTTGATTTTCTTCTGTAGTGGTGTATATGGTGGATTATATTTATAATATATAGTAGTGTATAATAAAATATAAGTATGGGCACAGCCCCATTTGTTATATAGGTAGCTCTTTCAAAAAGGCCCTTTTAATCCACCATATACACCACGTCTCAAGTAAATCAACGACTTACGTCGAAAAACCTAATCCACCCTCTTTTTCTTAATCCACCCCTTTTTGACCCTTGACTATCAAGGACTTACGTTTTCGTCTTTTCGCCTTTGTAACTTCCTTAGGCTCAACAGCTTTCCAGATTTTGCAGTCTACATCCAGCTTTACGGACTCCTCCATGCAGAACCTATATATCTTCCATGACCAAGGATCCCATCCGAACCATGGAGTCCTAGATGTAAGGTCTCCGATCCAATAGTATAGATATGACACTGCGAACTGGAATCTCTTGATCACTTTTTCTTACATACTCCTATCTGCATGCAATTCAAAGGCTTTAGCTTTGTTTTGCAAATTAGAAGGAAAACAGATGCTAGGTTTTTTACGCCTAGACCTAGGATTGAAGGGCACAGACCGATTCATACTTGGTTAATAGCCTCCATTATCTGTCACTTTTTGACAGCTCCTCGCAAATTAGAAGGTGTTGTCACAAATTCTACATAGTTTTTGTGACGCTCGACATGCATACTTTTTCGCAAAAAGGCGACATATAACAGACCGATGTGCATAGATTGTCGGTTTACAGCGACATGACACAGACCGATTCATACTTGGTTCACTGCCTCCATTCCAAACCGCTCGGTTCATATTGAAGGCTGGTTGAATAAGGAAGAGTTTCCAGTCCATATGTAAGTCTGGCTGGTATATGTTTTCATTTGCCCCGCACACTCCTGATCATTGACCCCTATATACCATTTTGGTACGAATCGTCTAGTGACATCCGCCCTCCCAGCCTTCCTAATTCTACTTGGCTGCTGGGTTATCGCTTTAGTAATGACCCGATCCAAGCCTTAACGCACTTGTCTATCTCACCGTACTTGCCCGGCTCAGTAAACCCCGAGCCTACCGAGTCGATCAGGTAGATCCCAAGGCAGTTCCTGATATCCCTGCTCTTGTGGATGAAGGAGCTGAGCTCCACCACCCTCCCCATTATGTCCTCCGTGCTATATGAAAAACTCGGAAGCAGACATTTTGTAATCGCAGCGAACACTCCGGGAGCCATCGTGTCGATATCGTTTTTGAACTCCTTCCACTCCACGAGAGTTTGGATTGTAGAGCCCTTGGTGTAGAGCGTACCTATTGTCTGTGCCCCGATTGCTTTGATCAATTCGGCGAGGTCGTTGGCGTTGGGGTTCTGGCAAGAGAAGTAATCGTAGTCTATGGATAGAATCCATTTGTTGTCGCTAAACACCGGCGTGGATAAATCCGTCACCACCGTCAGGGAAAGGTCCTTCGCATCCCCCAACGTATTCCTCGGTGCATAATCTTCCTCTAAAAAGTAGAAGGGCACGGAGAGCGATGAGCCCAGTTTGATTCCCTGACCCGTCTTGCCAATCGAGAAGTTGTAAACCCCGTCCATGAAATCCATCGAGCTACGATCCTTAATCCAAGTTACTCGGTCCACCAATCCTAGATCCACCATCTTCGATATAAAGTTGCCGATGTCTAGGTATCCGTTGAACATGGCCAAGTCGGAGTGGGCATCCACGTTCACAATCTCGAACGGGCCCTGAAGTCCGTCGTCCAGAACCTTCCAGAACAATTCGTCGTGTTCTTGGAGATGACACACCTTCGGGATAGAACCTGGGGTGGTCACGTGACTAGTACTCCTCACGAGCCAGACTGATCTTCCAGATTGTAGTACCACGTACAATCTTTCGTTTCAGCCTCTCGTCTGTTGATGAGAGGTTAGCCAACATTCTTCCAAGGGCTCGGGCCCCATGGATAAACATCTTCACGGAGTCGCGGAGACTCGCGTCGTTCTGAAAACCCAACAGCAGTTCCGTCGCCGTGCCCGACCATTCGGTTTCGTCTGGGTGATCCTTGGCATACTGCTTTAGGTATAGGTCCAAGAATTCCGAGAACTCATGGGAGCCGGACGATGATCTGGATTCCTGTAATAGTATCGGATGATGGTAGGATTTCACACCGTACCGTTCCGATCCTTTTGTTTCCTGCGGAGCATTCCAGCTTACCAGCCATGCGGCGAAGTGGGGGATCTCTTTGTTGAGAGTAGCCCCCAAATCCGCATGACTTGGGAACTCGATGCCGTGATCTTTAAACTTAAACAAGCTGATCTTGTCGAGGATACTACCATCGGTGTGGGGAATCGCCTGAATGGATTCTGGATCGTCGTTGAGCGTATCGATGATTCTCCCCATCCAATCCACGGTCTGCGCATCGTGGAACTTCCTGTGATACGCATGGCGAGTATTCGCTACACCCTTCTTGATCATCTGGCTGAACCGCTTGTGGGACTCCAGCGAGTTGGCGGAGGACGAGTCGTCGACGTTCCATACGGCTACTTCGAACAGCTCGGCGTTGAACGACGAACCATTGACGAGGTAATCCGATGCGTCGCTACCTCCCCCCATGAGGCTGGCGACAATGCGGGAACCGAAGAGAGTTTTACCTTTCCCGACAGGTCCCGCTATAAAGACCGCTTGTCCGGGTACGAGACGACCTTCAAGGGCAGAGCAGTAGAATCTCTTGAGCCACGCCATCAGGTAGATGAGGGAGTCATGCGGGTCTAGAGCCCTGTCTAGGAAGTTGGCTATCCATGGAAAGTTCTCTCCCCAAGCGTGGTTACCCTCCGCCGGCTGTACAAGCCGTAGGCGAGAGATGTTGAGCACCCTACGCCCATTCTGGATCAGGACCTCTCTTGGGTCATAAAGACACGGTACAGGGGCATCTATGATGCGAGAATCGCGTATACGGCGCATTGCCTCATCCGCTTGGGATAGAGTACCCCGTAGATCGGGGGCTCCGGATAGCCCAAAAGAGCCTATGATATCCTGCTTGGCTACCCCAGACTCGGTAGACCTCCACTTACCTTCTAGGTCCCGACGCCAGTAATACTTGCCGTCAAACCAGAAACTGGAGATGGCACCACCGTACTGATCCTCTTGGAACTCCCGTACCCAGTTGGACCCGAATAGGTCTGCCCAGTTGTAGAAGCTACGCTCCTGCGAGAAGGCAACCATGCCCGTCTCGGTGACGATTGTCGCGGTTGGGTTTGAGTTGGCTGTAGCTTCGGGGCTCCAGAACGCTGGGCCGCGAGCTCCGACCTCAAACGGTCCCATCCACTTTCCTGGGTAGGTCGCTTGCAGTCTCTCGAATACTTTATCGAGTGGGATTGCCGCGTCACCTTCGCCACGATATTTGCGGGCTCGCTCTACTGCGATCCCCAAAAGATTATGGATTGCATTAACTTTGATCGGTGTTTCGCTGAAGGAGATCGCCGGTGGCATCCAGCAGTAATATTGTTCGGGACGATTGATGTTGTCGTCGAGTCCGGGGAAAAGGTTTTTCGCATTGGTTTCTTTTATTAGTAGCCCGAGAAATTCTTTCATCACCCCAGGGAGCAACGAGATTGGTTCCTCGAACATCCAGATGACGCGGCAGTTCCCGCTGACAGTGCGGTGCGCGAACATGGGTTTAAAACCCGTGCGTGTTCTACGTCCTAGCCCGTCGGTGATTTCTTCACGGGTCACGACTGCATCATAGTCGGCGATCAACCCGTGCATCTTCCACGGAGCATTTGTCTTGTTCACCCGACCGTGAGGATTGATTCCCTCGTAGGCGGAAACGAAGTGACCTTCGGTCGTGCTTAACGACACCCAGTCTTTGAATGCATCTTTGCCTTTTGGAAACTCTGGCCAAGTCTTGATCTCCCAAGGTTTGACTGGTGTGATGTTTCCGCTCGATAGGTTAGGGAGTGAGAAAAGAGTTGTTTTCATTTCTCGTAACACTCCGCTTCTTTGGATTCGCTACCAATGGGACAGCCCGGTAGCCATTCTGGTGTGGTACTCATAATGTGTTCTACGTCCTTACATTTCACGTCCTTATCGACTTCAAGGATAACTTCGTCGTGGACGTGAAACAGAACACGAAGCCCTTGATTTTCGAGGCGCTGGACACATTCTGCGAATACATCCCTCGCCGTTGCCTGAACTAGATTCTCACACAGCCGTCCGCCGTAAAGAGGATATTTTGGTCCCCCCAATTCGAGCGAAGCTCTCCAGTCTGGTTTGCCATGTTTACCCATTTGGGGCGTGACATCCCAATACTTTTGTGCCCGACCCGATGGAAGTTCAACGTGATAGTCTTCGCCTTTGGATTCCCGAAGCCCTCGCTCCAGCTTGCTCCATAGCTCCACCACTTTGAAATTTTTACGGCGGTAGTCATCTACCAAGTCCCTGCTCCTAGCCTCGGTGATTGTGAGGCCAGCCATGAGCTTGGCGATGAGAACGAACTTCTTGGAACCGCAACCGTAGCCCAATCCCAAGACCTGTGCTTTGGCTAGGGCATAGAGATCCTTGGATTTCTTGAAGGTACCCTTCTCACCCTTCCACATCCCCGTCGAGATGGCGAAGGCTTCGTAGATGCCGTAGCCGTTCCTTACAGCCCCAAGGAGAGCCGTATTGCCAGCGAGCCATGCCAGTACCCTAGGTTCGATCTGGGACAGGTCTGAGATGATGAACTTCTTCCCCGCCCTAGGGATGAGACAAGCCCGTAGGTCTACCCCGAAGCATGGGTCCCTTGGTAGGTTCTGGAGGTTAAACTTGCTGTCCCCCGACCACCTACCGGTATGGGCACCAAAGTACTTTAGCCCGAAAGGCATAGTCCCGTCAGGACGCCGGCGACGATGGAGCATGTGCATTTTCTGCAATAGCATGTTGGCCTTACGCCAGTCCCGCATAGCCCCGACCCATGGGAACTTCTCGCCATAGGTTTCCTCCCATAGCTGACAGCCAGGATCGTCTTCGGAAGTAGATGGTGGTACCTCGATGCCAGCCTCACGGCAAGCCTTGGCTAGCCCAGTCACGGATAGTACGTCGCTGGTGTAGTCCCCGTCGGTCTTCCATGGCATGTGCTCGATTGCCTTGATGCGAATCCAATCGAGGGCGTTCAGCCCCTTGTCGACCATCTCGGTGTTCACATTGATGCCATGCCACCCAGCCTCGATGGTGTGCTTTGATAAAAATTTTTCCACAGCAGACATGCGATTACCGAAAGTCTCGTAGAGATCCAAGCAATGCTGAGCATCCTTCGCTGCGTAGAGCTTAAACTCCGTACCCTGCTCGGTATCCTTGACCTCGTTCCAAGTCTTGCCCTTCATAGCCGAGCGAGGATCTTTCGACATGTCTACTCCGAGGAGTTGCTTAGAAGCCCCAGCTAAATTGCGAGGAGCGCCCATGTATGCAGATAAGTTGGCGGTGCAGAAGAATTCCCTTGGCCTAGCTTTGGTGATCCCCAGCTCGTGTAGACGCTCAACACAAGATCCGTCGAAAGCGTAGTTGTGCGCCACCCAGCGACCCCCCTCGATTTTGTCCCAAGGGGCCATTTTCGGGGGGCCTACAAAGTCCACCCCCGGCCCCTTGATTGCCACCATATAAATGTCCGCGTTTTGGTGGCGCAGGTAATGCCACGTCCCTAGCGTAGTGATAGACGTTTCCTTATCGTAGTACGTTTCAAAATCTATTGCGTATGTGTTCATTTTATTTTGATGATCGTAATATGATCTTCTCCAATGATCGCTTTTGTCATCACCTGTTCTATGAAGACCATGACTCCCAGACAAGCAGAAAGACCTTTCGTGTCTTCCCTGTCTGCTTTCTCTATTACTTTCCCTATCGCAACATGCGCCTTCACAAAATTGTCGATGCTCTCGATCGGGCCAAATTGCTGAACAATCTGCTTTGTGGCCTGAGCGGTCTCCTCGAGATTTGGGTCAGGGATTACTATGAGTTCTTTGGAGAGTTGGTCTGCTGATTTGTGGTACATAAAATTTTGCCCGATTCATCTGTTCCGTCGTCGGGACCGCTACGGTAAAAGGTTGCCCCCTACTGATAGGGCTATGACTCCAGGGGGCACCGCAGATGATACGGCCACAATGAAGAGACATAACCCAAGTTTTATTTCTGCCAAAAAGTATTGCCTTGAGACACGTGCCTCAATTCTTCTTCCTGCTTGATCTGTCGTATCCAACTATTTCTTTCAGCCTTTGTCCCTATGACGTAGCCGACGATTAAACCAATAGCTGTCGAACCTAGACCAACCAAGATAAAAAGCATACTAGTCCAGCGTTACGATGGCTGGGCCACCATCGAGAGAAGTTGCGATTTCGCTTTCGGCTGGCTTCTCGACAATCGTACCGCCAAGTTTTTTGTTGGCGTCTTCCATGCCGAGTTCGAGAGCCTTCTGGACGTACGGCAACAAGAACATTGCCGCGGACTTCTCTTCGTTACAAACGTTTTCGTCTTGGGACATGCGGATCTCAAAATCCATTCCCTTTCCCTCTTTGTCATACTTGCATTGAATCATTACTGATGTCATTTGTTATTACCTTTCTTTTGTTTTACTGACTCCTTCAACCATTTTTCAAAATGTTTTTTATCCACGCCCTGCATACAGTGCAGAGCATAGAACCCCATGATAACTGCCATCATGGTATGATCTTTTGATTTATTCAGATACTCTTGATCTGGATACATGAAGGTTACCGATTTGTCGGCGTTAAACCGCAAACCTGTCTCCTCCTGCGAGTCAATCGGCAAGACGTATAATCTCCCGCGTACGAGTAACTTTAATGTTTTAATTAGTTCCTTCATTTTTTTCTCTCCTTCTTTTTGGTTTTTGATGTTGGGCTTGGATTTTTTATTTGTCCAGCCTTTTCTTCTGCTGCCTGTCTTCGCTTCCTAGCGTGTTTTACTTCATTGCCGATAATGCCTCGGAAGCCGTCCCCGTAGTGCATACCTCGACGCTTGAAGAACTCATTCATACCTTTGTTAAATTTGGCTATCTCCACCATAGATAGTTCTCTGCTGTGACCAGATACACCCATTCTTACGCTTTCACGTTTTTGAGAGGGCCCAAAGTCTTCGCTCATTGAACCTTTCCTCTCTTCATCTTGAACAGTAAGAATGCACAACGAACCAAGGCCCTTTCCATGTGGGCCAACCTATCCTCCCCGAAAGCATCCGGATTGGGTCGATTGCCGTCGAGTTGCATAAGTGCTTGACATATATGGGAAATTGCGCGGTCTGCGTTATAACGGATACTATCCTGATAGTACCATTGCCCAAAGGAGCTTTTGTTTGATCCAGTCTCCATTATTTTGCAGACTGTTGTAGAAGCCTCGCTTGCAACCTCGAGAATGCTTGGGGCGAGAGCCTCTACTGCTTCCCCCTTATCGTTGGTATAAGTAAAAGCTTCATTGTTTTTCTTCATTTTGCTTTTCTTTCGCGATTGATTTTGCTATTAACTTTGCCGCGTCAATTTGGCAGATCGCTGCTCGAATTGTGTGACAACCGCCGGCAGGCGCTTCGTCTCGAAGCTTTGCCATAATTTTTCTACCCCGCTCTAGCATGTCGATTAACCACTCTATGTCGTGTCTCATTTATCTTCCTCCCTTTTGTTAATATCGTAATAGAACGAATCAGTGTCCTCTGTGATCCACCTATCGGATTGGTTTTCCACAGACGGCAACTCGGTGTCTACACGAAATTGTTTTAAGTTTTCTGGCAACTTCTTCGTCACCCAATTAGAATCCCGCCAGAAGATTCGGTTGTTAGGCATACACAGCAAGTACCCATCATCTGCAGCAAAGACGTGCCCACACTTGTAATCGGAAGGCTCATCGCTGTAGGGGTTATGAAACCAGTCTACGGTAAACATGTAGGTGCCCCACACTTTGGTTCCATCCCTCAATACGATCTGGGCTCGGTGATACCCTAGGAAACTATACTCGCTGACGGTCACGTTCTCCGAGAAGCAGTCCCACAATTGCTTGTAGTTGAAAGGTATATCGTTGGTAGGTTTATCCAGATAAATTTCCGATAGCGGAACGCGGGATCGCACCATTCCAGTATCGGTCATAACGTGAAATGTTAGTATAGTTCCGGGGTAAGATTGCAGTGCAAAGACGTATACATTGTACAATTCATCTCGGTCGGCTTCATCTTTTGTGAAGAAAGACTTTCTTACTTTGGCTTTAAAGCTTGGGATATTTTCGTTTAGAGTTGCCATATTAGGATACCATTTCCTCAACCGGAACATCTTCCTCAATTTCGGCCCAAGCAGGAGGCTCTATTTCTCGGAAGCGTTCTTGATTAAATCCTCGTTCTGGGTGGGGCGGGTGGTTTGAGGCTGGGTTAAGAAGTCCTTCTAAGTATATAACGACTTCTCCCGCTTCACCTTTCCAGTTCACCCCAATTCCCACGTCTCTGACTTGATAAACCTGATCTTTTACTGGTAAGAATTGGTAGAAACTTACGACCTCTTTGGGAAAGTTGTCGTCCGTACAAATAACTTTTGAACCCCGTCTCATTACAGCTCCTTAATTCTTTTATAAATCCAAACGAGTAAACCGACTCCGCAAGCTACTAGGGATACACCCCAGCCGATTATGATTAGTAAAAGACAACATTTAGTAAAGATGTCGCTTAGCCAAAAAATAATATCAAACAGTTGTGACATTACCAAACTCCTTTATTCCGCATTCTTTCGCCACCATCGCCTCCAGTATTGATCCCGCACTTCCGGCCCAGCCCGGAAGAAAATAGATATGGTCGGCTCGCAAAAGCATTTGCAGATCATGACGCATGTATTGAGGGCGGGGAAGATCTTGTCTCCCATCAAAGTTTTCCGCTGGATTTAATACGGTGTGGCCCAGCGCCCGCAGGACCGCGGCCTTCTCGTTAAAAGAGTCGAAGTTGTGGTTGTGGTAGCCCGTCATCGGGCCGGATAGATAGATGGTTTTCATGTTACTTTGGTTTCCTCCTTTATTTGCGCCATCACTGATTCAATGTTCAAGTCTTCAGTTGCAAAGGTAATGACTTTTGCTATCCCGCTTTCTGGATCCACCCCCGTAATGCGGTAGGTGTACCAGCGAAAAGACAGTCGAAGCCACAGTAAATAAATAAGATGATCGAACATAAAATGAAAGGCACCACCACCGGTTAAGATGATGGTGCCCCTCGAATGATTAACCGAAGATTGCCTTCAGTTGTTCTGCCGCCTCGGGGGAATGTTTGCCCCCAATCTTTAGTTGGGGCACGAAGTACGAACCCGAAGGGCTAGTACGAATCTTGCTGGTCAGCTCATAGTAGGCTGTGTGGAGGCCGGACTTCAGGAACAATTGACTGTCCGTGAAGACCTGCTTTCCGGCAGAGCGGTAAGCGCTTTTCGCCATCAAGTACTGAGCCAGTCCAAACTGCTTGTCTCCCACGGGGAACGGGAACAAGGGATTATCCTTCTCCGGTGCCTCGATCGCTACAATGCTTTGGAGTGCTTCTGTGTACTTGTCGGCATCCACTTCCGCCTCTGGATCATTCATCAAAGCCCCTCCTGCCGCCCGCACGTCCGCGAGTCGGTTAAAGGTCTTTGCGATTTGATCTGAACCGTACACCACATCCTGAATATAGATTTTCTGGATGCGGAGGAAGGTGATTTTCGCCGGCTTCTTGCCGTCTCCGATCACCACCTCACGGTTGTAAACGAATGCTCCAGGCTGGAACGTGTTAGACAGTTCGCCTGTTTTAGCCACGAGGTTGAGCCGAGGGACGGTAAAGTCCTTCGCCGAGAACTCTCCCTCGACTTGGCCAGCCAATGTGTTAACGGCTAGCGAAGCCATGGGCGCTTCGATAATCGCTCCTTCTTCTTTTGGTTCGTCTACTGCGGGGTTTGATGCTTTGGTTGTTTTTGCGTTGGTAGGCGCGAATGATGTTTTCATATTTTGTTTAGTTTGTTTCTTTGGTTTTTGCCAAGTAGGTCACCTCTCCTCCACCTTTCAATAGATTGGCTTCGTTGAGTTTATCCTCCAAGGCTTGTTTTGCTTGTTGTTTTTGGCCACGAGGAAATGATTCCGCGTAGGCTTTTTCTAGCTTGCTCCACGATATGGTGGCGCATGCCGAAAATTGTTCTGCTGTTAATTTGTCTTTGATGATGTCGTACGTTTGCGTGGCGTCAACGATTTCTTTTTTGCCGGCGCGAGATTTGAGCTCATAGCCTGGGATGTCGCCACCCGACATACGGAAGTCCATATTTGATTTCTTGACGCTGTCGCACCACCTCTCCATGACGCGACGGATGGATTCAGCCTGCGATCTCTGGTCAGGAGTCGCAAGAGTAAGCGGGTCTGCGAGTACCGGCAACTCTGCGTCTCGGAGCATGTCGTATCCTTTGCTGATGACGAGGGCTTTCGAATGTAGTGCTTTGCATGTTCCTTTGTTTCCACAGTAAAGACATCCTTTCTCCGTCGGGTTCAGTTCCGGTTCTGGTTGCTGAGCCCGAGCAATGATTGTTTCTACGCGGAGTCTAAGCCGATCGTAATCTTTGTCACGACTAAAAGTATGTCTGCTGATCATGTTGATGCGAGGTTGTGCGAAGACCACTTCGACTTCGTCAATCTCTTTCCATTTCTCGAAAACCCCCACGGCGTACGCCCAGCCCTGAATGTTATCTTCCGCGTCATCCACGGCATGCCATCCGAACTTGGCGTCACCAATCTTGGCTTTGCCTTTCCCGATCAGTACGATGTCGGCAGTACCGAATGTCTTACCTTCGGCAATCTGCAACTGCACTTCTGGGAGGTCGGCAATGATTTCGCCCAGCTCATTCTTCATTCCTTGGAAAACATCGGCAACCATCAACACATTCTTCTTCTGCCATTCGTCTAGACCCTCGTAGTTCCCTGTCTCGAGAGCTTTGTGCATCATCGTTCCCTCTTGAGCGGCGATAGAACCCCCTTCCGTTGGCTGTGGTTCGTTGTCCCATCCGGGGCAAATCTCCCGCCATTTGAGTGAACTTGGTCCGTATTTGTGGTGGCTCATAGTATTGCTCCTAATGTGTCCCCGTCCGATAGTGTTTCAATGTTGTGGAGTTTTCGACGGAGGCTCCTAGCGATTTGTGTTTCAACGGTTCCGTTTGCGAAAAGCAAGTATTGCCTACTGGGAGACAAAGCTCCCGCTCGATGAATTCTTCCGAGAGCCTGCTTGGTATCGATCGCCGAGTACGTTGGCGCGATAAGACTGATTCTTGGTACTCCTTGCAGGTCATGTAGGGACAATCCAACACCACCCGCCTGAATCATGCAAGCACATATTTTTACTTTGTTTGCTTGAAAGTCCGCGATATTCCGTACACGGTCATCATCTTTCTGATCGCCAATGATTTCTGTCGATTCCTCTCTGACAAGGTTTCGGTAGGCTTCAAGCGATTGTCGAAAATTGAAGAAAGCAACGACAGCGTTTCCTTCTGCAATCGCTTGTTCGGTAAGTTCGACAAAGACAGGTACACGCATCAACTCCGCTTCTTGCCTCGCACGGAGTTTGATCGTGAGCGGATTGTCGCTCCATCTTTTAGCTTTGAGTTCCGAGATTTGCGCTTGCATTTTTTCGTAGATGATGTCGACGTCCCCCATGTCGTAGCACTCTGCAAACACGGAGTTGCTTGGGAAAGCGTCCCCGAGGTCAGCGATTCGGATGCGGTGTCCTTTCTCCGGAAAAATAGATCTGTGAATTTCTTGTAGCATTTTCTTTCCGCCCATGAAAGCCAGACCACGGCCCCATGGGGCAGGTCGACAACCCATCTTGTAATTCCACCGGTAGAAGTCGTGGTATTCATGGAGGCCCAACATGAAGCCTGTCGCTCGCATGTCCAGCGGATTCTCTGCAGCGGTCGCGGATAACATCAGTACTGGGTACTTCTTAGAGCCCGTAAGTATTTTAGCGTTAACGCTTGTTGGTCCTTTACACCGGTGAACTTCGTCAAAAATTAAAAGTTTCGCCCCTCGGAAAGTCCACTCCCAACTCTTGGCGTCGTTCCATTTTCCGAACCTTGTCTTCCCGGTCTTTAACTTCTCGTAGTTTATAACGTCATGCGTTATACCCCCTCGTTCTAGCCATTCTTTCCAAGATGGGATAACTGCTTTTGGGCAGACGACAATGACGTCCGCTTGTAATTGTTGGGCAAGCCAGACGGCTTTGGCTGTTTTACCTGTGCCAGTATCGCTGGCGTCGAGGGCTACGTTATTTTTCTGAAGACTTTGTAATAGAGCTTCCGCTCCCGGTTTCTGCCACTCGAACAATGTGATGTCTGCCATATTCGAGAATCAATAGTGCATCCGCCGTCGACAATGTCACGCTCAAATTTGGAAATCTTCTTTGAGCTTCAGCTTTCAGTTTATTCTTCCATTCTGTTTTGCTGGCCATGCCTTTGCTGTTTCCCAAGCTCAGAGCTTTTTGCCACGCTTGCGGACGAACCATTTCGATTCGGTACCCTAGCGTCATAGCCACTCCTAGGATAAACCCAAACCCTCGGCCAAAGTTAAACATTGCTGAACCCGGACTGCCCGCCCCACCCACGTAACCACCCACTTGTTCGATTACGATCACGTCGTGGCACACTCGAAGACTTTTTAGCTTACCCAGCACATCTCCCTCGGTCTCAGGCATTTTTACAGCATCGGCCATACCGTTCACAGTAATGGACGCTATGCCCCCACTCGCTCCAGGATCAATAGCTACCATCCAGATCATCTCTTATAAAAAGAGTGGATTGCCAAGCGGATTCTGATACTATCAAGTGATGCTCCAGATAGAGAAGTATGGCCGGTTGTGGCCGGAGGGGGCGACCCAGCTTACTATTGAACTACTTGCTTTTCGGGAGGGCATTAACCCCGAGCAGGGGGGATTGGGCAAAGAGCAACACTTCTGGAACGTCGTGGAGATGCTTTGGCCGTATCACCCAAAGAAAAATCCTACTGGGTTCCAACGCAATCCGTGGGCGGATGATCAGATCGCCGAGCTCTGCAAGTGGAATTATCTCGGCATCTCTGGCCCCAAGTCCTCCGCAAAGACGGAGGTGGTTGGGTTGTGGGGATTAGTTAATTGGTACTGCGCTCCTTTTGACACGTTGGTCTTGGTGACCACTACGTCGGTTCGCGAGGCCCGTAAGCGTATGTGGGGTCGAGTCCGTGAGCGTCACATGCAGGCCAAAGTCATGCCAGGCAAGCTAGTCGACTCGATGGGCAAGCTAGTGTTAGAGGAGGGTAGTAGCGACCGCTCAAGCATTACTCTCGTCCCCTCGGCAAAAGACAAAGAGAAAGAAGCGTCGGAGAAGTTGCTCGGCCTGAAGAACAAGAGAGTGTTTCTCCTGATTGACGAGGCCACGGACGTATCGCCCGCTATTTTTGAAGCGACCGCCAATCTTTCCGCCAATCCGTTTTTTCAATGTGTCGCCTGCGGTAACTTTAATTCTGCCTATGACCCGTTTGGCCAGTTCGTTACCCCCACGGCAGGCTGGCAGTCTATCACCGTAGACGAGGGAGGGTGGGAGACTAAAGACGGTTTCTGTCTGCATTTAGACGGAGAGAAAACTCCCAACCTAGAGCATGACGACAAGTGGCCTTTCTTGCTGACGGGTAAAAAACTAGACGAGGACCGGAAGCGTCTTGGGGAGAACTCTCTGTCTTATTGGAGGTTTATTCGCTCCTTCCCTGCTCCGGCAGGCTCGGAGGAGAACATATACAGCGAGGCGGATTTGCGTAAGTTCGAGGCGCACAAGACCGCTATGTGGGTGGGAGCTAAACAGCCCATTCCCGTGGCCGGTTTTGATCCTGGCTTCACCAACGGAGGGGATAGGTCGGTCTTGTTTCTCGGGAAGTACGGAGAGACAGATGCGGGTATGACAGTATTTTTTGACAAGTACGTCGAGCTTCGAGAGAACTCGTCTATTCGAGATAACCCCCGTAACTTTCAGATTGCTCAAGCATTGAAGTCCGAGTGCGAGAAGTATGGGGTGTTACCTAGATATCTGGCGGTCGACGCCACCGGAGCCGGAGATCCCCTTTGCGATATTATTGCCACGATTTGGAGCCCCTCTATTTTGAGGGTTAAGTTTTCTGAAAGGCCCAGCGGTATGGCCGTCAGCCGGTCGTCCCATATAAAGGCGGAGGAGTCTTACGGGAACCGAGTTTCCGAGCTTTGGTATGTCGGTAGAGAGTTCTTGAGGGCTAACCAAGTTCGGGGGGTTACCGTTGATTTGGCTAGGGAGTTGGTTGGGAGGCAGTACAGGACTGCCGAGCGGGGTAAGATATACATAGAAGCCAAGAGGGATATGAAGGCTAGGTTCGGGAGATCCCCCGACATAGCTGACGCAGCCTTCCTTATGCTAGATGTATGCCGTCAAAGGGCTAACGCTATAGCTGGGACTACTGTGGCTGGGGGTGGCAAATACCGAGACTTCTTAGACTTTACCAAAAAAGTTGATGCCTTATATTCTTGACCCAAGCCAAGTAATTGAGTACGTAGGAGTTTAACGTGGATCAGAACCTAGAGACAATCTCCCCAGAGGGTCGGCCACCCAAATCGAGGCTTAAAGATGCTAAATCTGCTTTTGCGATCTATACGAACCTTTTGGACGCAGATACTGATAGCGCTTCGCAACGGGTGCGCGTCCAAGCAATGCTCGATGGTGAGCCACCGTACAATCCGACCACTCTGCGGAATCTCGGCCAGTCTTATCGTTCGAATCTAAATTTCTTAGAAGCTTCGGCGGATTTGGAATATGCCCTTTCGGCTTATTCTGATTTGGTTAACGGCGTCCCGATGTTGGCCCAAGTAAAGACCAAGTTTGGCGACGCAACCCAGCGGGGGAATTACAACCAGATTATTTCCGAAGAGTTCGACCGCGTTCTACGCAAAGACTGGGATGAGTTCTTTTACAACCAGCAACGACTAGCCCACGAGTTTGTTGCTTATGGCGTTGGCTTTGCTTTCTTCGACGACGATACCGATTGGCGCTGGAAGGTTGCTGGGCTCCGTGATTTTTATGTCCCGAGAGGCATACCCGCTACCGATAGTCGTATCGAATTTTGTTGCGCTCGCAGATCTTATTATGCCCACGAGTTGTACCAATATATTAAAGACCCGAAGGCGGCCAAGGCAGTTGGGTGGGATGTAGAGGAAGCCCGTAGGGCGATTATCAACGCAGTCCCTGCCGACGTGGCTGGCACGAAACTCGAATGGGAAGAGATTCAAGTAATGCTGAAAGACAACGATCTTTCTCTTTCTTTTGCTCGTTCTGCCGAGATTCAGACCATTCACTATTATATCTTGGAGTTCGATGGGCGGGTGACTCATGCGATCGGTCTTCGTGACGGCTCCAATCAAAATTTCCTTTTCCGCAAAGACAACCGTTTCGCAAACATTAACGAAGCTTTGGTGATGTTCACCTACGGTATCGGCACTAACGGTACCCTTCATTCTGTCCGAGGTCTCGCCTACAAGATTTACCCCCACATCCAAGTTAACAACCGTCTACGGAATGCCATTATCGATTCGACCTTGCTTTCGACTTCTGTGATGATCCAACCACAAACGATGGACGACTTGCAGAATCTGACCATTGCTTACAACGGACCGATGGCGATTCTCCCTCCGAATCTAAATATTGTTGAGCGGACTTCTCCAAATCTCGCAAATAACGCTTTACCGATCGCCCAAGAGCTTTCGACAATTCGCAGGAACAACACGGGGAGTTACGCCTCACAAGTTGTGAGCTCCGCCTCGCAAGAGCGTACCGCTACCGAAGTAAGTGCCCAGCTCGAGAAAGAAGCAGTACTTTCTACGCAAGCACAGAATTTCTATTATGTTCCGTGGGGTAAGCTCCTTAAAGAACAATTTCGCCGGCTCGCTAAAGGTAATTGGAAGGACAGTCAGCCGGGAGGCGCTATCGCTATTGAGTTCCTTAAACGCCTCCGCGAACGCGGAGTTCCAATGCAAGCCCTTAAGGAGGTGTATGATGTAGCGCCCTTAAAAGCTGTCGGGTATGGGAGCGCTCAAGCTCGACTGCTGGCGTACAACGAATTTATGCAGATGTTGCCAATGCTCGACGAGACAGGTCGCGCGAATGTTATTCGCGATCGTATCGCTGTCCGTGTCGGATACGATCAGGTCGATCGTTATGCCTCTCCGAGTGCTGTGCCTCCGAGGTTACCGGTGGACGCGAAGATTGCTGAACTTGAGAATGACTCTATGCAGAGCGGGAGAAGCGTCACCGTCCAGCCCGGAGAGAACCACGCAGTCCATTTACAAATCCACGCTATGGATTCTGTTCGATTCCTACAAGCTCTCGACCAGAACGCAGTCCCGCCTGTTGAGGCATTCAAGTATCTCTCCCTTTCCGGACCCCATATGGCTTCTCATCTCCAACAGATTTCTTCCGATGTCAGTCGTCAGGCTGTTATCGGCCAATACAAAGATATCATCAATAAAATTACTCAAGCCGTTCAAAGACTTGGGGAAAGTCTCGCTCGTGAACAACGGCAACAGCAGGAAGCTATGGCGAAGATGCAACAGAAACAATTGCAAGACGCTATGCAGATGCAGGTTGATGATGCTAAGGGTAAGTTGCAGGCTGAGTACGCTGTTAAGATTGCTAAGGTGCAGGCAGATGCCCAGATCGACAAAGCAGCCTCAGACGCCAAGATTGCGATCAAGAGTGAAGAGGCTCGCCAACGTATGGCGCTACGAGATGCTCAAACAGCTCAGCGTCTACGGGCCCAATCCGAAAAGAATCGTTTATCGGTCGAAAAGAAAAGACTTGCTTAATTTTCGGATTCTGCGACAAACATAAGAATGACTTTCCAAGAGTGGAGCAAGCGCGACGACTACGTAAAGCTTTGGGAAAAGACTTGGCAAGAGCCACACATGCGGGCTGGTCTTACTGCTCTGATTCATCTTGGTATCCCTCAAGTTAGTATTTTGACTCCGGCGACAACTAACGGCGAGAGCATCAACATTAGAGCCCTCGCGCACTCTAGAACCGAGGGTTGGTTTGCCGCTATAAAAGCAATCGAACTTCTCAAGACACCCACCAACGAGCAACAAGAGTTGCCAGGTCCTTGGGAGGATGCAACCAGATAAAATAAGAAAACAAATATATGGCAACAAATTCTGATATTGGATCTCTCGGAGAAGCGCTGAATTCCGCCCTCGGGAACACAGAAGCTCCTTTGGCTTCCGCTACTCCACTTTCCCAGAACCCTGTGATTGAGCCGTCCACTACTCCTGCTACGGCTCCAGTCACCGAAACTAACACCGCTGTTACAGCTCCAGCAGAAGCTGTCAAAGAGACCGAGACTAAACCTGCTGAAGTAGATCTGGCTAAAACTCCCGAGATCAAAACCCCCTCTAAACTTATCGATTCATTGTTGACTCCCGAGGCTGAAAAGACAAAGACTGTTGCCAAGGCTGAAGGCGAACTTACTGAAGAAGAAAAACTTCCAGGAAAGGCGACTAACTCTGCTAACTCTGCTTTTGCTGCCAAAGCTAGGGCGTTGAAAGCTGCTGAACAGGAGTTGGCTACCCTAAAGCAAGAACTTGAAAAGTCTCGCAACGCTGGTAATGCAGAAGCTTCGTCAGAAGTTCAGAGCATCAAATCTGAACTCGAAGAGGCTCGTAAGTTAGTTTCTGATTACGAGAGCCAACTTTCTTTGGTCAGGGTTGAATCCACTCGCGAATACAAACGTACTATCAGCGAGCCGTTGGCTAAAGCCGAGAAAGGCTTGGCTGATTCCATAGCTGGTTACGAAGGGCTTAACGTGAAAGATGTCCTCAAAGTATTGGACATTAAAGACCCAGCCCAACGCAGAGCAGAGTTTAAGGATGTGATGAATGGCGTAGACGCGATGGATGCGTGGGCTGTTAAGACAAAGTTGGATGAGATCGAGCAACTTCGTTCTCGTAAGGAGGATATGCTTAAGTCCGCCAACGATACACTAGCCCAAATCGAAAGGCAGGAAACGGCCGCTGAACAGGAAGCTAGGCTTACTTTTGACAAGCAAGCCGACGTTGCCTTCGAAAACACTTGGGGCCAGTTCGAAGACTCTTTTCCAATTCTCAAACGAGGACAGACGCCCGAGTGGGATAACACGATCAAAGCTCTTCGTGAGCAGGCGGTTTATCTGGACAAGCAACCGCTCGATCACCAGCAACGTGCCACCCTCACGTATCAAGCCGTTTTGTTCCCTCTTGCTGTTCAGGTTGTTCGTGATCTGACAGAGAAGAGCAATGCGACTATTGCTGACCTTAAGGCTCAGTTACAGAAGTTGCAGGTAGCAACTCCTGGAGCTGGAGCTGGGGTTAATAATACTCCGTCCGCCGGATTGCCTTCTAACGTCGGATTCCTAGAAGCTCTCGAAAAATCGATGGGTCGCTAATGCTAGTCGTACTGCCAGTCGGTCCTCAGGATCGGGAGCAGGCGATTCGCTGGGTTGATTGGGTTGAAGAACTCGGGGGAATCGGTAGTCATCGATTGATGGTTGCCTGTGCTCGTAGAGTGCCGAACCCAACTGAGATCAGTCGGCATTACGAACTGTATGTCCCTCACGACGAGGACGAGCGTGGCTGGCCTATGAGCCCTAACCATTTGTTCAAGCGTGTAACTCAGCATATTACTTGGGGCCCGAATCCAGAGGCTTACTTTTGGTGCGAGCCAGACTGCATTCCCCTTATTTCTGGTTGGCACGATCTTCTCGATTCCGAGTACCGTGCCTGCGGTCAGTATTTTATGGGGGCTCAAGTTAAAGTGGAAGGTACTCCTGAGCATATGAGTGGGAATGCTATCTACCCCAAGAACGTAATGGAACGTGCTTTCAACTTAGTTCACGCTGATCTTGCAGCGTTTGACGTTGTCGGTGCTGAGCAGATTATTGGGCAAGCCTATTGGACTAAATCGATTCAGCATGTTTGGCGTAAGGACGAGGGTCGTAACTTTACCTTCCCGGATCAGGCCAGCGTCGATGCTATGGTCAGTAAGGAAGCCGTTATGTTCCATCAAAATAAAGACGGGACTCTAATCGAAAGGCTTCGTGAGCGTCGGTCTCCGAAGAAAGTAGAGGTGCCCAAAACTCCCGAAGTAAAACCGAAAAAGCGTCGGATGCGTAGGAAAACTGGAAGTGAAGATCCTACCAAATAACATTGCTGTACTAGAAAACGATTCGCATATCTCCCGCTGGGTCGAAGAGACCGGGAAGTTAGATCACGATGAGTATTCTCTCCCGATTATTCTAAAGCATATCAAGGATGGCGATTACGTTGTCGACGCCGGGGCTTTCATTGGTGACCACACCGTAGCCTATGTTAGGGCTGTCGGGTCTACCGGAAGAGTCTATGCCTTTGAGCCAAACATATCAGCGTACGAATGTTTAGTTTATAATTGTCCATCCGCCATAACTGTTAAGGCTGGGCTTAGTGATAAACCCAGTAGCCAGTTCTTCTCTGTAGCGGATAACGCTGGGTCGAGTCGTATAACTGATTCTGGTGACAGAGTTGTTTTTGTTGTGACCTTGGATTCTTACGATTTACCTAGGCTAGATTTCTTTAAATTGGATGTAGAGGGATTTGAGGTATCAGCTTTGAAGGGGGCCAAGAAAACTATAAATAAGCACCGCCCAGTCATGTGGATCGAGGTTAACGAACATGCCTTACAACAACGTGGAGAATCCCCTATCTCATTAATCACTTATCTCAGGTCTGAACTCGGGTACGGATTGGAATCGTTCCCTCCTGAGGAAGGACCCCAATACGATCTTTTATGCAAGCCTCTGTAGACCTATTCATACGTAGCTATAAGAAAGACTTCGAGTGGCTTTCTTATTGCCTGAAGTCCTGTGCCAAGTCAGCCAAAGGTTTTCGTCAGATTCATATTGTTGTACCGCATGGTGACCAGCACGAGTTGAACCACCTGACTTTGGAGAAAGTACATATCTGCCCTAGGTACGCAGAGGATTACTTAGGCCAGCAGGTAACCAAGCTAAACGCTGATTTGTACTCTGACGCCGATTTCATCTGTCACATTGATTCGGATACTGTTTGGTTGCACGACGTGTCCCCCAAGGATTTCATCCACAAAGGCAAAGCGATTGTATACTATGAGCCTTACGACAAAATCGGGGAATGCCCTTGGCAACCAATCGTACAGGAAGCAATAGGTTGGAAACCAGAGTTTGAGTTCATGCGTAGGCCACCGCATACGTTCCCTAGGTGGCTGTACAAAGAGATGAGGAATTTCCTTCAGGCTACCCATAAAGTGCCTTTTGACACTTTCGTTGCTACTCGCCCAGAGCGTAGGTTTAGCGAATATAATACCCTAGGAGCATATGCTTGGAAACACCACAGAGATAAGTTTGAATGGAGAGATCCTAAACAGGATAAAGACACAGTTAGACAGTTTTGGTCTTGGGGTGGGATCGATGCCCACCGAGAAGAACTTTCCAATCTTTTAGGCTAGGGTCTTGACACCCCGCATCAACTAGTTACATCGTATCTCAGTTCTTTGGCAGAGGTGTCGATGCGATAGGGCTAACTCGCCTGCGCCCTACAGGCTACGCTTAAATGACACCGACGCGGTATCCGACGGCTAACGGGTATCCAACTAACCTCTAGGGCTTGCCGGCTCTTAAAATAAGAAACGACAAAGAGACACGCTCATCGTGTGATGAGAAGTCTTCAGTCATTACTTTAACAAAGGAGATACTAATATGCCTTGTACGAATATTGAGAATCTTCTGATTACTGAGTCCGGCCGTATCGGTGCGGATATCTATCGGAAGACTTTGAACACGTCCCCGTGGACGACTCTGGTTAAGCAAGAAGCTTGGCCGGATGAGATGGGCACAACTGTTAACGTTCTGATCTATGAGCGGACCCTGCCGGCTTCCGGCGCTGGGATTACGTTCTCTGACGTAGCGTATAACGGTGTCGGCACCCAAGTCATCGGCGCTACCCCGACTGGTTCTAACACCGGACCCGGAACCTGCGCTGTTGCCGGTAACGACCTCGGCTTCGCCCAGACCCTCCGTACCTATAACCTCCAACAGGCTGCAATCAACTCCCCTGATATCTGCTTGAACGACCTTCGCTTCCCCGTGAAGCGGCAGGAACAGCTCCGCAACATCATGGCAGTTCTGACTGAGAACACGCAGTATGCTTGGGAAAACCGTTACCGCGACGAATACGTTCGTCTCGCTAACTACAACGTAAACGCTAACCAAGGTGAACTTTTGGCGGCTTCTGGCCAGACCAAGGGTTCCTTCAGCACCTCCGCTCTCCCGACGAGCCGATTGACTCAGGGCATCCTGCGTTACTTCTACTCTCGGTTGATCCGTGACGGCGCTGCTCAGAATGCATACGGCAAAGAAAACGGTGCTCCCGTGTTCTTGCTCGTCACCTCCCCCGAGGCTTCTGACGACCTGATCAAGCTCAACGCGGACATCCGTCAGGATCTCCGTTATGCGAAACCCAGCGAACTAATCCAGCCCCTCGGCGTAGAACGTAGCTATGCTGGTTTCTACCATTTGGTAGACACCATGACTCCTCGCTACGACTTCGTTGGTGGCGCTTGGGTTCGTCGCTATCCGTATGCCACAGATGCTAACGCATCGAAGGGCACTCGGTTCATCCCGAATCCCGCGTACTTCACGGCGGAATACGAAGATTCTATTATCTTCCATCCCGACGTGTTCACCTCGCTGGTCGCGAAGCCCATCAGCTCCACCGGAGCTATGGCATTCGACCCGCAGAGCTACCGCGGTGACTTCCGCTGGCGGAATATCCCCAGCCGGGATTGTAACCCTGACGGCACGATCGGATTCTTCCGGGCTATCTTTAGCTCCGGTTCGAAACCCGTTCGTCCCGAGCTCGGTGTGGTTATCCGCCACAAGCGCTGCGCGGCCGACTTCGGCCTCGTTGGTTGCTACTCGTAATCTGAGTAACTGAATTGAAGGGGGGCGTAGGTCACATCCCTGCGCCTCCCTTCTTTTTATAAACATGAATTGCGGATGTCCCGAGTGTGCAGCGAAAAAAGGTCGTGGCCCCGCCGTGATCGTTATTGCTGTCACTCCTAAAAGAGGAGATAAAAATATGAAGATTGCTACGTTTGCAGTCCCGAAGGGTTTCACTCCGCCCGAAGGCGTCGTCGAGGGAGACACGTTCGAAGCTATGGCCACGTTTAAACACGGTGGCAAGTCTTTGGACTTGGTTTCTATCGAAGGAGCCGAAGCGGAAATGCCTGAGATGGAAATGGAAGAAACCAGCAAAGCTCCCGCTGAAGCTGGATTTGCCGAAGCCATCGAGATGGCCGCAGCCCCAGAAGGAAAGATGGCGTAAGTGAAGCGTGAGGTTAAGGGCGAAGGCTGGAAAGAATTTGTCTGCGCGATTGTTGAGCAGGGGATTCACGATCTAGACTTCGCCCTTACCGCACCCATTGGTCGCAAGCTGGACCCGAAGAATTATTTTACCCCCTTACATTTTGAATTGTTTTTTGATCAAGTCCCAAATCTTTGCGAGGCTGCTGGTATAAGAATATCTGCCCAAGCAATCGAGAAAAAAGTAAGGGAAAAGATTGACAAGCTAAGGATTATCAGGAATAGAAGGAGGGAGAAACTATGTCAGAACCAACCCAAGCAAATATTGAATTCGTAAGCCAACTCCGAAGGGCTTTACTGTTCGGTCAGATTACCCGCGCTCAATTGCGTGGTACTTCCGGAGAAAATCTCCAAGGCAGTAGCGCCTACCCAGCTTCCGATGAATTTATCCGTAACTTCCAACGGGCAGTTGGTTCCGGCCAAGTTACCAATGCTCAAATCTTGAACCCGAGTTTGATCGGGAACACAGATACTTACGCTCGTGCTAGCAATGCTTTTGTTTTGGAGTGTAATAGGGCAGGTGCTTTCGGCCAGCTCGTAACGACCGTAACCTAAGGAATAAATTATGGCCCTATATCCCGAAGGCACAGCACCGCTACCCTTGGACGACGTCCAGAGGGCAGCAAACAAAGCGAATGAACTCAGCCGTCAGACCCTTGGTCTTAACGGTTCTACCGTTCTCTCCGCAACTGGAACTGCTTCTGATGGTCCTTTCGTTGCTATCCAAATTTTGAAAGATACCGCTATCAGCGCTATTACAGCTCCCGGTGTTACTGGAGCAGCCTCTTTAGTTACGACCTTGACCGCCGGTACTATTGTCTACGGTGATATTCGTTCGGTAACGATCACCAGCGGTCTTCTTATCGCCTACAAGGCAGGATAAATCGCCATGCCGAAACTCGGCTTAGGCTTATCGTTACCGCAGACTAGAGTTGCATCTGGTCCACCTCCGCTCATCATTACCTCCAAAGCCTTTAACTCTTCTGGTGTCCAAGTAGGCTCAACAAATACTGGGGACATCCCCAATGATTGGGTTGCGAACGAAGCTACTGTCGCCTCTGTTATTTTTGCAAACAACAACAGCGTAACAAATATCGGTGGTAGTGCATTCCAAGGCAATCAACTCACATCTGTGACCATACCCAATTCTGTGACCAGCATTGGAAATGGTGCATTCTATAATAACCAACTCACATCTGTGACCATACCCAATTCTGTGACCAGCATTGGTGATTTTGCATTTTATGGCAACCAGCTTGCTGCATTGACCATACCTAGCAGTGTGACCAGCATTGGTGCATATGCATTTGCTAGCAACGCACTTACCACAGTGACCATACCTGATAGTGTGACCAGCATTGGTGATTATACATTTGCTGGCAACGCACTTACCACAGTGACCATACCTGATAGTGTTACCGGCATTGGTACTAGTGCATTTGCTAGCAACGCACTTACCACAGTGACCATACCCAACAGTGTCACAACCATTGGTAACTATGCATTTGCTAGTAACCAGCTTGCTGCATTGACCATACCCAATTCTGTGACCAGCATTGGAGATGGTGCATTTGCTAGCAACGCACTTACCACAGTGACCATACCCAATTCTGTGACCAGCATTGGTAACTATGCATTTCAAAGCAATGCACTTACCACAGTGACCATACCCAACAGTGTGACCAGCATTGGTTATTATGCATTTTCTAACAATACTTCTCTTGCTTCAGTTAGTTGTTTTGCTCCTGCAACAGCTTTTGTTGGATCACAGGCATTTTATTACACCGCTTCTCCATTAACTATCCGAGCCAGAAGCTCCGATGCTTCTTGGACGGCTGGAACAGGTTTAACATTCCAAGGCAATAACAATGTCACAGTCATAAAAGACTTGTAGAAATCATCAAACATTTGACTTAATTTTAATTGACAAAATATATTATAAAATATATTATATATATATGAGTAAAACAATTCACTTTGTATCTGGATTACCTAGAGCAGGATCAACATTATTAATGAATCTTTTAGCACAAAATCCTAAAGTTCACTCAACCGCAACTAGTGGACTTCATGAAATAGGTTATATTGCTAGACAATTTCATAGCACTGAAGAGTTTAAGGCTATTCCTGATCCTAAAGATGGTGAGACTCTATTTTATGATTATATTAAGGGTGGATGCGAAAATGCTTTTAATCGATTAACAGATAGACCTATTGTGGCCGACAAATGCCGTTCTTGGGTTGGGCATTTAGATATGCTTTTTGCAATTTGGCCTAATGCTAAAGTGCTAGTTCCAGTTCGTGATATGCGTGGTATTCTTTCTTCTTTTGAAAAGAAATGGCAGAAGCATCCATTTCCCCTTACTGGCGTTGAAAAACAAAACCCTCAAAATTGGACTACTGTAGAGAAGAGAGCTCAAGGCTGGCTCAACATTCCTCCACTTGG